AGTGCTTCCTTACTAGGAAGCTGATCATACTTGATCATATATTCTGATAGTTCTTCAAAGAGTACTCTGTTATTAAACTGCTCAAAGTACTCTGCTTTTAAATGTGGTAGGACTTGTCTGGTGTAGTCTTTATTGAAGACTAGAGTGTTAATGACCAGTCCTTCAATGGAATCAGACATAGTGTGAGTAACTTCCTACGATGTACTTGTCATCTGAAATGGTTGGCTTCGCCTCGTGAGGGAACACCCAAAGAGGTGGGAATATTAAGAGTCTACCACGCTTAGGTTGGATTGACAACCCATCAAACGCAGTCTCACCACCTTCCTCAACGTCATTCAGATACCAGAACATACAAAGGAAACGCTTTGCACTCATATGATCAGCAACATCAACGTGCTTCTCAAACCTATCGTCAGTACCTTTACGATACTTCTTCATCCTGAACTGTTCTAATGAACTACGATCAGGGAAGAACTTTCTACAATCATTCTCATCCATATACTGCTGTACATATAGTTGAGCAGACTGAATCAATGCATACTGTATGATATCCCAGTCACCACGGTTCTCTTGATCTTCTTTCTTATCAAGAAACTCTGTGATATTAAACTGGGTAAATTGGGGACAACCTTCCCTGTCCCAATCTTCTTTATTATCCTGCTCATTGAACAGTTTAACAGCGTGCTTGCAGACCTCTTCAGGTACAGCATCATCATAAGTTTTAATAAACTTACTAAGTTCCATATGAAAATTCCTTTTTAGCGCACTCATCTAGTGCTTGCATTATTTCTGGGGTGAAATACTTCTCAGGATTCTCAAGAATGTTCTTCGGATACACTTTTGCCTCTCCAATCTCGAAACGGTTTCCAGATTTTCTAAAGACTTCATATTTTTCTCCAAGTTCGAGGAGTCCGTAATAGGGGTCCAATCCACGTTCGTCAAAAAATAGTCTCGTTGCGATTTTGGCATTCTCTTTAGTGAACCTACTCTTCTTTGTCTCACACTTAATAATATTTCCAATCACATCTTTACCATCTTTCTCTTTAGATTTGCTGAGGAATATGATAGTTGATGCTGCATATTTTAATCCACTTCCACCACCCATTTCTTTGGTAGGCATATAAGCACCCACCACATCATATGTATGGTTGGTAACTATTAAGGGAATATTACATTTGGATAATTTCAGAGTCAAAACTCTAAAGATTGACTTAACAACTTGTGCTCTAGTCATATCTCTAGTCTCTTTACCTGCTTCACTATCCTCAATCTCCTTAGATGTAGACAGCATTCCTAATGAATCAAGCACAAATAACATAGGTGGATGATTCTTATCCTTCAATAGGTTATCTGCTACCATCAATGCTTGCTTTCTAAATTCTTGTACGGTTACCACAGGTATGATAACAACACGCTTAACATCAACACCACGATCAGCAAGTAATTCTCTACTGATAGCACCTTCTGATTCAAAGAATGCTACACCTGCTTCAGGATGTGTCTCAAGAAAGTGTTTCATTATCGAGATGGTAAAGAATGTCTTACCAGTACTCGACTCACCTGCTAGTGCAGTGATCTTATTGGAAGGGATACCACCAAAAATACTACCACTGACAAGTGCATTAAAAATATATGAACCAGTATCAATGTAACCACTAGTATCACCAGCAGCTATACCATCGTCTGCTAATGATGCATATTCATTATCAATGTTCTTGATAATATCTTGTAAGAACGAGGATGTCATAGGAAAAATTCTTCTAGGGATGCTACTTTCTCTGCCTTCCAGTTGATTGTATCAAGTATAACCTGTAAGGGAGCGAGGAAACTCTTTTCAAATTGTAGGTCGTAGTCTATTGATTTGTCAAGTTCGAACTCCTTGGGTAGTGTCTGAAAGAAACTAACCACATTCTCACTTATTCTATTCGGAGTCCTGAGATAGAGGAACTTGACCTTTTCCCCTTCTTGGATAAGAGGGTACTTATGTGACAATTTCTTTTGCTTAATGTGAAAATTATATAGGAGAGCACCCCGAACGTGGATTGGAGTACCCTTGACATAAATTCCAGATGAACCACTATACTTAGCCAAACTATTGCAACCTCTAGGGAAAGCAATATCTTCAGGAGGAAGCGATTCAAATTTCTTTCTAAAGTCAGCAATGTATTCTTGTACATCTGATTCATTTCCATTCATAAGAACCTTGAGTGCATCTTTAATTGCAGTACGACAAGCACCAGGAGTAGATGACTTAACACACTCAATACCCATAACCTTTAGTTTGGGCTCCTTGTATTGAACACCTTCACTGTTCCATACATTGAGAATATATCTCTTCTTTGCTGTCCAGATACCTTTAGAAGCGATGTTCTCTCGCTTCATAAACATCTTCTGGTCATAAGCATTTACATAGGCTGCCAGTTCTTCATAAGAATGCGTAATATACTTTTCAAGTTCCACATCACACACCTTCGTAAGGAACCTAAGAGTGTCCTTATCGCTTTTCTCTCCGTCCTTGAATACAGCTTTAACCAGAGGACCCAAGTTAAGATAAATGGAATCGGTATCAGAAGCAATAACATAATCGGTGTCCTCAGTTTTAAGTACTTTGTTTAGATAGGTGTTCATCTTGTTCTCAATCCATCGGATCGAGACTTGACCAGACAATGTAATTGCCTCAGCGTTTGCAAGACTATAGTACCTGAAGTATTGGTTGCCAATGGCACCATAGGCACTGTTCAATTGAATCTTGCGAGCCATCTGTATATTATTATATGCAGAAATATCATCTTGAAGTTTTGTTTCACCAGTTTCTTCATACTTCTGCTTCGCTTGTAACATCCTCTTCTTAAAGATCACACGTTCATCGTAGATCTTCTGCATCATCTCTGGGAGGAAGCCGTGAGTGTCCCTGCGATATTGTGCTCCATTGGCACACACGGAATAATCTCCAGAGATCCCGACTGTTTGATTAAGCAGTCCTTCAACTGAGGCATCGGGGTGCCTTCTTTCGGCGAGGGTTTCTGGAGAAATATTATACTGCATAATAAGATGAGGGTAGAGGCTGTTGAGGTCAAAGCTAGCAACCCAGTTATATAAACCAGGTTTCGGCTCCTTGACATACGCTCCAGCATACTTGTCATCCTTTTTCGTTTCGATCTTCGGCGGGACACAGATCTTCCTCTCTTGTAAGTAGTTGTAGATAAGAGTGTCCCACATACGAACCTGTGAGTACACGTCTTGGAAGTTCACCTTGGCATCGTATGCCATAGTGACAGCTAGTTCAAGAAGTTTCATCTTCTTCTCAAGTCTGTCTACAAGTTCAACGTCTTTAATGTTGTACTCAACAAACTTATCCCAGTCATTCGTATAGAACGCTTTAAAGTTCTCGTACTGGGAATGATCTAACTTACCTTCACCCAATTCAACTGTAGCAATATGCTCCAGTCTATAGGATTCCTGATTAGTATAGGTGAATTTCCTATACAAGTCAAGGTAATCTAATATTGATACCCCCATTATATCATACGAAAGGTTCTTACGTCCTTGGATGTAAACCTCACGCATATTAACCTTGTTCCAAGGAGACAGACTCCTCTGATGCTTGTCACTAAGGACACGTTCTATTCTTCTACAGATATATGGTATGTCATATAGGTTACAGTTCCATCCTGTAATGATGTCAGGTGTATTCTGTACCCACCACTCAAGGAAATCAGTGAGCATATCCTGCTCATTAGTAAAGCATCTATAATTCTTACCAGCATACTCTCTTGTACCCCAAGTGACGAACTCACCTGTGGCAAAATCTTTAATTGTAATCAACAGGATCTTCTCTGCTGATGCTTCAGTATCAGGGAATCCATTCTCACATTCAACCTCAATGTCGATCGTATAGATCTTCATATCATTGAGACTAAACTCCATATGTTCCCAAGGAAATTTCTCACTGATCCACTGGTATATGAATCTCTCATACCCGTGAACCTCAAATCCTTCAACGTTCTTATACTTCTCGATAAATTCTCTTGCTCTTCTGGCACCATCCTGTTTGACAGGTGCCATCTTTCTACCATCAAGAGTCTTCCAAGTACCTTTAGGTGAGGGGACAAACAACGTTGGTTTGATTGTATCCCTATAGGATACAGGCTCTCCATTCTCATACCCACGGCATAGAATGGAGTCCCCCAACAAGGTCACATTTGTATAAATTGATTTCAAAGTGCCTTCTTGTACTCAGTGATGATAGTTTCCGACGGATCTACTATAGTCAAAACTACGTCAGATGTCAAGAAGATATCCCTCTGATCTGTGTAGAGTGGATACTTTGAAAACTGTCCATCATCAATCTTATAAGCATTTGTTAGAAGGTAACTGGGTTCTTCATCCAGTTCAGTGACCTCACCCATCAAGTGACTGTGGTCCTTTAGTACTACGATCTTCAGTGGATTCATTTTGAGTTGCCTTTGCTATAGTTTCCCATTTTGATTTTATCTCAGGGTTTGGAGTGTAGACTGTTGCTACGTTGCTTAGAACGACAAGAGTCTTATCGTTTGATGACAATGGTATCCAAGGAAATAATTGGACATTCAAGTCATTAATCTTTTGTGGTTCGTCAGAAGCGTTCTCCTCAAACAACATCTCAGCAGTTGCTGAAACTTCTATTTGATATGGTTTGGTTAGCATATAACCGATAGGACTGTAAGTCTCTTCATTAGGATACGCTTCCTGAACGTCAGCGATTACGTCCTCTCCGTTGAGCATTCTTACGATTTTTACGGTCATAGTTCTTTTCCATTAGTTGATAGTATACACCACGAACGACCTCAGTGAAAGCCTTACGTGCTGTTATGTTCTTTTCATCAGCGATAGTCCTTGCATAGAACAGGACTTCTTCGACGTGTTCCGTTGGTATATCAAGAGTAATGCTTTCATACTCTTCACACTGCCTTGGAGTGCAGTTAAAATAGTGGTTCATAAAAAAAAGAACCCTCAAGGTTCTTCTGTTGTTGTATCACTATGTATAGGTTTATCTAACATAGGACTCATATCTGGCATCTGTTCCCCAGTTATTATGACAACAGGGGCACTGACAGCAGCGAGAGTAACTGCTGTGAAGACTAACCCTGCTTCTAGTAATTGTAATAGTTCTACCAATCTTCATCTCCTTGTAGATCCTTAACCCACTGTTGTCTGCCACAGAATCCGTGTGCATCCTTCTCACCATCCATATGGTATGAGGTATGCATAACTTCTACCATAAGGAAGAATCCTATACACATCATTGGCAACATCCAGAGTGGATGACCAAAGACCTCACAAAATTCTTTGTAATAATCTTCGAACTTCACTCTGGTTATGCAGGTAAACTATCTATACTATATCATAGACTTTCTTCTTTTGGGCTTCTGGTAGCATACGTGTAAGGGTAACTGTCAGTAAACCATTATCTAATGCTACCCCAGACACCTCAACATCATCTGACAGGTTGAATGACTTGCCAAATGAACGTGCTGCTATTCCTCTAAAATTATATTCTCCTGCCTTATCCTCTTGCTCTTTGGTTGATTTGATGTGGAGTTGGTTCCTCTCAGTAGAAACTTCTACATCTTCTTTACTCCATCCTGCTAGTGCCATCTCGATCTTCCACTTATCGTCACTCTCTTTGACGATGTTGTATGGAGGATAAGATGTGCTCTGAGGGTTCAACCCAAAAGCGTGTAATCTTGTGAGTGTGTCATCTAGTCCGACACTATATTTGTTGATGCTGTCCATCAACACGTCCATATCCTTGGACACAAAGCGTTGTAGTCCTGTCATTGGTTTAGCTCCTTAGTAAGCGAGTTTATGTTTTGTGGTCCCCGAAGGCAACCACCTATATTTAGCGTATATAGTACAAATGTTCAACCGTACCAGTGATTCGGGTACCCGTATTAATACCCACCTTTCAATGTATTTTTGTGATAAATAGCAACGAAAGGTATCGGGGAATTATGAAAAAAGCATCCTTGCTTTTCGTTATGGCTATATTGACGGCACCATTATCTGCTCGTGCCGATATTCATCATCGTATGTCATCTAGTGTGGCTTTATCGGTGGACGCAGCTCAGACTTCTGTAAGTAGAGTTGGAACAACAATGAGTATATCAGGAAATAATGTAACTACAACGGTAACACCCTCTGGTGGATCTGCTGGTGCAAGTCTAGGTGGTCTAGTTGCTCCTGCGAGTGCAACTGCTGCTGCTACAGTTGTTATACCTGATGCTACACAAACAGTTGCTGGTAATGCATTCAGCTACACAACTAGTGTAACTGCTGGTGATGCAATAGTAACTACTGCACCTTCTACTGGTGCTGTACTAGCATACTCCAATCAGTACTCAACAGCGGCTGGTGATGACGGAGATTTAGCAGGTACTGTAACTTCAGCACACGCATTTAGTAACGTAGCAGCTGGTGGACCTGGTAGTACAGCTACCTCGCAGTTCGTAACAGAATTGACCGTAAGATAAGGGCTATATAACAATGAGACGTATAGGATTACTACTCATATGTTTCTTCGGTCTTCCGTTGAAAACCCTTGCGGTCCCTGTGGTCCCAAATTTTCAGCAGGGCTCAATGACGAGCCATACGGAGACCGAATCTACGGTTACAGAAACAATTAACTCAATAGATTATCGTACAGGATGGGAATACACAGTGACTGGGGTAGGCGTTTCCAACAATGGAGAAGCACTGAACCCTCCAGTGAATACATCAACAGTAACCGTGAC